CCGTGTTTATTCACGCTTCTTTCACCACTAACATTAGGTCGTTTGCGGTGGGATTATTTTATTTCTACCCTTGAACCATAAGGACAGACTATTAGTACGGTCTGTCAGCGAACATACTTAACCTAGTATTGAAATCAGGGATAGACTATTAGTATGGTCTATCAGCAAACACGCTTGAACCGGCGTTGAAATCGGTTCCCCAGTTATAGAACTCCGGGGTTTCTTCGGGGCTACGCATACCTGCGGGGGCTTTGTTTTGACGGAACAACGATTGGTACTCAGGCTTCCCAATTCTTTCCATGTCTCCCAAGGCGAGACTGATGGCATTAGTCACATATCGTCCACCGTTTTCGGTTAAGAACCTAATCGCCGGCGTCCTTATGCACTCCTTCACCTCATCCTGGGATCGTGTAGTTCTTTCCCCTTTATTACACTCTACTCTACCACAACAGTAACAACGGCCGTAACGAGTAGCCCTTCGTTTAGCCGCACTCCTTGACTCACCCAAATACTTAGACATACTTATTAACCCCTACACCCTTATACCTATGGGTTAACCACCTATATCTCAACAGACTGCTCACCCACGTCGGCTTGTGCTGTGAAGACGTTCTTAGCACCCTCTGTCCGAAAGAGCCTAGAATTCAATGATTGTATAGCTGAAGCTTCAGTGGCCGACAAGGTTAACAGATTAAGACCAGAGTTGAAGTCAAACATCACTTGAGGTTCCTTTTGACCTAACTTAGCCATTTTTAAAGCCAACCTGCTATACACCCTCAAGGTAGCCAGAATGGTTAAACAGTCTCTTGCCTCCTCGGCGAAAGGCTCACACATTTGACGAAGGGTTAAACCTTTGCAGACGCCAGATGGCACTGCTCTTGAATAACCCATCATCTTCTTTACCTGCTCAGAGATATTGATGGTACCCCTACTATCTATACCTTCTGCCCCTACCTTATCACCTATTATATCTACATTCTCATAGTGTTGGGCTTTTGCAGACGTCCCCGTTAACGCAATGTACCCAAAGAGGGTCCTGAAGTACATGGGGCGGTCAAAGCCGGTCTCTCTAGCATCAGTTACGAAGGTCACCCCTGCGCACAGGAGTTCCGAAATGTTGCTCCTTATCTTTGCCATCCGGGATATATTTTCCATGACTCTCGGGGAATTGCTTGCTTATTGTCTCGTACACCTCTGGTGGCACCAACAGCTTGTCTATTGACTCAGATTGTCCAGACTTAACTTGGGTGCCAGCATAACCGCTCCGATCTAGCATGCCCTCTGAGCTTTGCACCTCTAGGTACTCCGTTTGATCCTCGCATTGCACCAAATAAGAATTGAGCAAGGCTTGGTAGGCACCTTTCTTGACCTTCTGTAAAGCATATTGATGATGGAAATCCTGAGAGCAAAGCTTGGCGACGCAAGGAATGATCTGTATGGACATGGGGCGTACACCTTCCTCGAACTCCATCCCCTTAGCCCTGACCATAAGTTCCATGGTGAACCCGTCAATGAGATCGTACGTGCTGACGAAATAACCAGGGAAAGCGCTAAAAGCACTCAGCATCCTCTCTGCTTTACATCCGAATGACATCAATGGATTACTCCTTGGCAAGAACCTTGTGTCTCTGAGAGTAAATTCGACCTCGCCCTTCAAATCCCTGCCGTGAGGTATCACACAGATGGCCACGCACCCCAGATGGAGGTAAGGGTAAGAGGTCGTTTCTATCTTCTTGACAAAGTCCTCGTCCATGAGATTTATGACCTGCTTAACCTCACCGTCCCTCACCCGGATCTCTTCATGTACCACACTTTTGAACACCCTCGTCGGAAAGAGTCTTTCGAAGTAGCTCAAATCATAGACCTTGGTCTTAGCAATTGCACTCTTGACGCCCTTTACTCCCAGCTCCTCTTTAGGTTTGGGGAACACACTCAATTGTGTATGTGTGGGTTCCTGGGTTTGCTGGGTTATTTGCTGTGCTTGCTTTGAACCCGAGAGCCACCCAGGGTAGCGCTGAGATTCGCTCCTTGAGACCTGGGACATAATTGCGGAACTGATATTGGACCCTGGATCCTGGTTCACGCGCAATGGAGTAGTACCAAGGGTAGTTGAATGACACCACCCCTTTTTCAAAGTTTTGCCTTATCGAGAAGACAGGCGGTAAGGATCGGTTAACCAACCGCTCGATTACCTCTTCAAGATTTAGACACTTTATACCCTCTTGGTACGTTTGCCCGACACACTCCCTCCTAACCAGACAACTCACTACGAATGACACACTAACTTTATTGATTCTACAAAGGAGACTTAAAATCCTATACTGTTGAGCTTCTACCACACTTAATTTACCGTAATCCCTATCTAACAAACACACATCTAGATTAAGACCCTCTACTTGACGCAAAAATTGGGACAGCCCCCCTGCTTCATTCCTCTGCGAACTCAGACTCATCTAGCCCGCCCTCGTTTCTGACCTTCAGGTTGAACTCCTCCCCATCAGAGAAACATTCACGCTCTTCGTCTGAGTAGAACCTCTGCAGGCTCTGAGGTAGCAAATGTTTGATGAGCACTATCCTCCTGATCAGATCTTGCTGAGCATCTATGTCAACATTAAGATCAAAAAGGTGCTCACCTAACCTGTACCCGTAAATGGCTTCGAGTGCGTAATTCACCATACAATTCTTGAGGCTACCATCTCTTTCCGCGATCTTCCACCTGTCGAGCAGTAGGTTCGGATCCTTCACAATGCCATAGGGACTCATTCTCCAACCACAGAAGAGGGGACTTCTTGTGTAGTTCACCTTGGCTTTCAATTGGAGCTCATCAAGTATGTGCTTGAATTCGGACTTTGTGACAAGAATGCCTGGGGCGTACATATCGTCACCAGCATAACAGATGGGCGTATCGGCCCTTATGCTGTACTTTAGGCAAGTGAACCCCATGTTACAGATGGTGTTGAAAAAGAATGTCCCAAATTCGCCGCTAAAGCGCATAACAGCGAGACTGCCCATGCTGCATCCCATCATCAGCTTGAGTGTTACATACTCCTCTATCATTTCTTCAGGCCAGAGAAAGAATTTGAGTACATTTACCTCAAAGTCTAGCACTTTTTCATCTTGACTTCGATCGAATGCCTCGTAATCAGAGTCGGTCCCATCAAGCGTATGAACAAAGCCTTTACACCATTTGTCAAGATCAGTGTAATTTTTCTGGGAATAGATCATCACGTTTGGCCCAAGCTGATCCCTTAATGCCTTTTCCGTTTGCCTCAGCAGTGGTCCAAATCGGCAAAGCACCGCATGACAAAAGCACGCTATGGTTTGCCCAGCTTTCGCATCGACCTTCCTCTTTTCCATCTTTGTGCATCTCTGTTGCTTCAAGAAGATTTTCAGGTAGTTACTGGGCCAGTCTGGCTCGCTTCTGTAACTGTGCTTCTCTATCAGCTTTGCCGATTTTGCGATCCTTTTCTTCATGAAATCTTGCTCTGCTCTCTCCAACAAGGGTAGGTGATCTGGTTGTTTCAGATTGTAGACGCTCTTCATCACCCCGAACATTTGAGCCCCAAACCCTTTGCATTTGTTGAACTTGCGCCTATTTTTCTCAGGATCCCGGAAGCGCAACCTCTTCCTTATTGATAGGAAGAATGTGGCCACATCAGAATTCTGATGATACAGATAGAGAGCCTTGTGATTCATCGGGTTTTCAGGTTCACCCTTGTAACCTAGTTCATCGATTTGATCTGTTCTGCCAGCCTCAGTACTGACCTCCCTGCTTTCTTTTGACCTTAAATCGCTTATGCTTAACTCATTTTCCCCTACACAAAGAGGTAGGTGAGTCTTTTGTGGTTCAAGCAATTCAGGTTCGGGTATTTCAACCTCTTCTTCCTCCGTTTCATCAATTAGGCAAAGCAAACCTTTCAGGTATGGATCACCACTCAGTTTTTCCTCCATCTCGTCGGATTGCCCCGAGCAACATCTCCTTCTTAACCAGATCACATCGGGCAACTTCTTTCTGATCAAGCTAAGTATTAACCCTTCTGTCACCCTTTCGCCTCCGAGTATCTTCTTCAGCACGGTGCTTTTTGCGCTCCTCTTCAGATTGTTCACCAAACTGGCATCGCCAATGATGTTAATCTCTTTTCTGGCCCTAGTGAAGGCAACGATCACCGTTTCATCATTCACCAAGCTCCAGTCTTTATCAAGCAAGATGTTTACTCTATTTGCACTCAAACCCTGAGACTCACCCACTGTGTTGACATCCTTCTCACTATCTTTTCTGCGTTGAGAAGCGCATAGAGTTAAATCTTTAGCTCTTGGCTTGTTGAATGTCACACCCTCACCTTCGGCTCCATCACACTCTATTTCGAAGAGTTTTTGATTCCTTGGTAACCTGTGGCTCTTATACAGGTAGTTGCAATGGCCCTTAAACTTCTTGAACACGCTTTCCTCTTGTCCTAGGAAGAAATGATCGGCCTTGCTGTGATATTCGCATTGCAAGGGATCACCTAACACCAGAAGACTGTCGTAACAGAAGTAACCGTGCACCATGTCAATGTACCCAGGTGGCAACAATCCTATTTCATCAATCACGATGAGCCCATAACCTTTCTTCTGTTGCCTGAATGCACTCTCAAAAGTCACGACCTTCACGTCCGGGTGTACCTTGTTTGACCAGTCGCTACAGAGAGCCTTCCTTGGCACAATCACCAAAGAGTTTGCATAGTGGCTATTCTTGAGCACACACTGTGGGTAGAAACTCTTGCCAGATCCTGCAAAGCCTAGAGTTAGGTGCACATCAATCAGCTCTTTGCCATTCACCAGATTGAATGAACTCTTTTGTTTCTGGAATTTATTCAAGCATACCCCGGTGAATCCCTCTTGGAAGCTATCGACCAATTTCTTTGCCCTTTGCTCACACACTTCATATTTGACAACCCTGATATCTGGATTCATTGATAGGGCATTAGAGAAAGTGGTCTCTTTTCTAGGGCCAGACCATTCAGAAATATGATCATCCTCGGCGTAACAGCTGAGCTCCTTGTATGCCCCATTCACATAGAGACAACCTCTCTCGGATTCAATGTAAGCGCCTAGGTTCAGACTCTTCAAAACACATATGAATGTACCGAGAGTCATGCCTCCTCTCTTTACCTCCTCTCTGGCTCTAGGGTCTTTGGCGAAGACCATACTTGTGCATATTGCCAGATCCACCCTCATGTGGTCAGCGAGTATTTGTAAGGACACAGACTCTTTCTGTTCTTCTCGAGGGCATCCAGGCTTTCCTCCAATTCGGTGAGTCTCTTCATACTCACTCATCTTGTCACTCCCCTCATCTGGTGCATTTATCCCATTTCTGAATGTCAGACTGATGCGGCCAGCGCTTGTTCCGGTCACTGCATGTTTATGCGTCTTTTGGAACCCTTTTGGCATTATGAGCACATCCCCATCAGAAAGGGGTACTACGCTTTCCGATCCACATTTGAGGTGGAAATTGGCATTCCCATTCAGGTTCACTGTGACCACCTCCGGGTCAGTGTAACACGGCTCGTCGTCAGCATTAAAATTTATGCCCTTATCCTCCTCATAGATCTGAGCCAAACAATGGTCGAAATCTTCACCCAGTCCCAGCTTTTCGGCTATGTTGCTAACCCATTCCGGCCAGCCTTTGCTTGCATGGTTAGCGCCCGTGTAGCTGTAATTCCATGAATGCCTGCTGTAGAAAGCAGCCCTTCTACCTTTGAGAGCATCAGTGAATTCCTCAGTTGGTACTTTGAGAGGAGTTTCCAATTTCCTCATGGGCAAGCGCACCCCGCACGAACACTGTTGGTACCGTTCAGAACACTCCTTAGCCATCTCTTTCTTGGCCGTGATCTTCGTCGTCCCAATGATGGCTGCATTGAGCTCGGTGGCAGTAATCAGCCCCATGGAATACCTTTTCAAAGGATCGTACTCCCATTCTAGAAGCAAGCAAGTAGTCCCTAAAATCCCATCACGATCCGTCAGCGCTTTCCGCATGCTTCTAAAGTCATCCAAGGGGCTCAGAACTACCCTTTCATTGATCATGACATCCTGTTGCTGGTGGAATTTGAGCATCGCCCTACCCATCTCTATCAGGGAAATCCTGCAACCAATTGAGCTTTCAAGTACCTCGGCTGAGGTTAGCGAGTATGGCTCGGAACTCCTGTCCATGTCCCTGATGTGCTGCAGATACAGTTCATCCATCACACCATCCGGGGAGCCATCAAAACTCACCAGGTGTGGACATACACCTTGGTTACGATACACTGCATCCCTATACACCCTCTTGATCTCTATCTTCGCCGGGCCACAGTTGAGGATGAAGCTCTCTAATGACTCGTTGTAGAATCTGGCCTTGTCAAAGAAGTAAACGAGTGAATCTCCCATGGCAGATGAAACCGCGCTCCAGATGCATTCTTTGAGAGAGAAGTTCCCCATTTTGTCGTAGAGCTTAGTTTCCTGTATTTGCCTGGATAACTGTGCTACGAACAGGGCCTCTGCAGTGCTCTCCTCCCCGTTTGTCAATTGACGCAACTTAGCCACGGCTGAGCTGGGGTCCGGTTTCTTTAATGCGAGTAGGTACAGCAGCACGCTGGTGATAAATCGGCTGCGCAAGTACGGCATCTTGTTCCTCCTTCGCCCTTGCAGAAGTTTTTTCGGAAGAATGACAGTGAAATCATCGTAATGATACTCTTCTTCCGTTAGTGTGCTCCCTCGTGTGGCCAAAAAGAGATGATGTGCACCCATGGTTAGCACTTTCGTGAGTGTCCAAGTTTGGCCGTGCACATCCACAGTTTTAGAGGTTGTTAGTAGCCAAGGATTTACTGGTTGCTTGTAGGAACCGTCAGCTTTCCCGTCAGGGTACCAGGTGATGTACTCTCCTAGCAAATCAAATTCATAAGCTTCCGGGAACAGGCTCTGTTCAAAACCTATGTGTAGCTCGGCTGGGTAAATCACACTGTACAATAAGCGTTGAGTTCCGCCCAGGTGGCCTAGGAAACTTTGGAAATCCTTGAGGCTCCAGTAATGCACCTCGTCATGTATAAAGGCCGTCTTTGCTCTCTTGGATAGCTCAGATAGCTTGACAAGATGCTCCATGTCCAGCTCCCTTACGGGGTCTGTGTATCTTAGCACATCCTTTGCGTGGACCAACCTGTTGTATTGAGTCACATTGCTCAAGGATTTTGGTCTTTTCATGAACAAGGTCCTGAGCTTTGATTCCTTACAACTAACAAATAATGTGGAGTCATCTACATATTGACTAACTATATTATAAAGAATGTGATTTTCAATCATTTTTGAACATGGGTGAGGGTGTGCCTGAAATGAGTGCACACTCGTATGTACCCCTTTCTTAGCGAAATAATCCCTTAGAAAGTCAGGTACATGGTAATCAAACAACCCATCACTATGTTTTTCCGAGTTTAATAACCTGGAACTTTTAATTTTTTTAATTTCTTCAATCTGGTCCGTAGATCCATTCTGATACAGGGCTGCACTTGCAACACGCTGTGATGAGACGGATATTGACATTACTTTTGGTAACGTTACGGAAGATTAAAGAAAAAGCGAACTTTATTC